GGGTTTGATATTAGAGCATTACCTGCATATGTTAATTTTTATGGAACTAGTGCTACTAGTGCTCTACGAATTACACCATCTAGAGATATTGCTAGAAGTATGTTTGGTTCATTTTTAGATGTGGATTATCAAGAAGCTACACCAAAAATAATATTACAATATATTGGGCCAACATCTAAACATCCTGAAATGTCAGATATTATAAATAAAAATAAAAATTATTTGTTTAATAATGATGGGTTTGATATTGGTGATACTAATAATAACCCCATTATTGTTTCTGACGATATTTTTGCATCTACAGATTTTACAAAATCAAATAAAGTAGTTGCTTTTGAAGTAAGTTTTGGTGATCAAAATCAATCAATTTTTAAAGGATTAGAATTAGATCAATCTACAATAAGAAATACTTCAGAATCATTCTATGTGTATGAGCAATTAGGACGCAGTGAAGGTGGAACAAGTACTGCTCAAGTAGACATTGGATTGTGGAATATATATAGGCAAGCATCATATCAATGTACTGTAACATCTATGGGAAATGTTATGATACAGCCAACTATGTATTTTTATTTAAAAAATGTTCCGATGTTTAGAGGTTCATATTGGATTACTGAAGTAACTCATAATATTAGGTCAACAGGCATCGAAACAATGTTTAAAGGTACAAGAATACCTCAATTGGCATTACCTAAACCAGAAGATTCATTTATGGCTAGTTATAGACCATTATTTGATAAAGTGATAAAAGAAGCAGTAAGAATAGTAAAAGAGGGTCATAATCTTACTGAAACAACTAAAACGCAACAAACAATAACAAATAATGGTGTTAATACGTATGATTTACATGGTAAACTTCTTCCTGGTGAAACTATGGTTGAAAAACATGGAGGATATGAGCCATATGGAATACCATTTAATGGTGCGGGCAACCAACCTGAAATTACGAAAATAGAGTATAATAAAAAAACTTGGTTAAGGGCAAGAGTTGTTGAAATGGATTCGCCTAAATATAAAATTCCTCCAGATCGTAGTATGAGTATTGCATCTGGAACTAGATTATCTGGAAACGTAAAATGGTCTGATATATATGATTCATTAAAATCTAATTATATATATGAAACTAAATTTGATTTAAATAAAATACCTCGTAGTAAAGATGGTTTTATTATATTAACAGATTCTGCGGGTTATATAAATACAGAATTTTTAAATCCTAAAAATAATAAGTATTTTAGAATGGTAAATTTTTTAAATGGTCCATCAAAAACATATGTTGGACCAGTTAATGTTGGTCCGAGTATTGAAGGATATGGTATTGATTTATCAAAATCTTTAATGAAAAAATTAGATTTATTTAATGATGATATTGTATATTTTAATTTAACTAAATAATATGATATTTATATAAAAATGTAAAGATGGATAATATAAGTAAAACATTAGAAGACTTTTTAAAAAAGAGTACCGTAGAAGACTTTTTAAAAAAGAGTACCGTTATTAAGAAAATTTCAGATGATGGTATGGAAGAAACTATATGTGACCTTGAAACAGGTGAATGTCATATCCTGAGGTTAATGGATGGATTGATTGAAAGAGTTAATAAAAAATATATAACCGAAGACGGTAGATTATTATTACAAGATTAATAAATTTTTAATTATGAAAATGAAAAATATTAATGAAGAAGTAAAACGTTTTTGGGCAATAAACAGATATGCCGAAAAATATATAATTGAACAAGAAGCTCCGATTCCACCGCTACCCGGAGGAGATATTTCTAACTTATCTCCAGAAGGTGGATCTATGAATATGCCCAAAATGACGGGAGATACTGAAACTCCTCCTGAAGTTGCAACTGGTTCTGCGGCCGAATTAGATGATACTACTGAAGAAATAGATATCACAGATTTAGTTAATATGACTAAAAGTATTAAAAAACAACTTGATACTCAACCAAAAGCAGAAGTGGACGTAATTGAAAAAATGGATAATGTTTTTAATAAGTTAGGAGAATTAGAAACAAAATTAGGGGAAATGGATAATGTTATAGCAAAAATAGATCAATTAAGTAGTGAAATTGAAAAAACTAGGCCAAAAACGCCAGTAGAAAAACTAGAATTGAGGTCATTAGATTCGTATCCATTTAGTCAAAATCCAAGTGAATTTTTTAATAATAAACAGGAAGAAATGAGAGCTTCTGGTAAAAATGAATATATATTAACTAAAAATGATATTGAAAATTATGGTAAGTATGAAATTATGAAATCTTTTAATCCAAAAGCCTTTGAGAATGATTATAACTTTTAATTGTGATAAATAATTTTGAAAAATTATAAAAAAAGGAGAGCCTGGTTTGGTAATCAGGCTTTTTTTATGTATATTTTGATTGTTAATTAACATTTTTATTAAAATTTTACAATTATGGGTATATTTGAATCAGTACAAGAACAGTACGAAAGAAACAAAAAAGCCGCAAGCGGCAACAAATTTGCATCACAAGATGAGCGCATGAAGAAGTATTTTACAACAGTTTTACCAAAAGGTGTTACAGATCAAACAAGAAGAATTCGTATTTTACCGACTAAAGATGGTTCGTCACCTTTTGTTGAGGTTTATTTCCATGAAATACAAGTAGATGGAAAATGGATGAAACTTTATGATCCAAAACAGGAGGGTAAAAGATCACCATTAAATGAAGTTTATCAAAGTTTATTGGATACAGGTATTGAGTCCGATAAAGAATTAGCAAAAAATTATCGTGCTCGTAAGTATTATATTGTAAAAGTTATAGATAGAGAACATGAGGATGATGGTCCTAAATTCTGGAGATTTAAACATAATTCAAAAAGTGATGGAGTATTAGACAAAATATTTCCCATATTTAAAAGTAGAGGAGATATTACTGATATCATTAATGGTAGAGATTTAACACTTTCGTTAAGTATTATTAAATCGGGTAGTGGTAAAGAGTATACAACGATTAGTTCAATTATTCCTGAAGATCCGAGTCCTTTATCTACTAATGAAGAACGACTAAAAAGTTGGATCGATGATTCGTTAGTATGGTCCGATGTTTATTCAAAAAAGTCAGATGATTATTTAGATATTGTTGCTAATGGAGAAACACCGAAATGGGATCAAAATACTAATAAATGGATATCAAGTTCGCAAATAGAAGCCATGGATGATGTTGCGCAACAATCTGAATATATATCAGAAGACCCACAAGAAGAAGAAGATTCTGATGAGGATCTTCCATTCTAAGATAAAATAAGCCCGTGTCCAAAAGACACGGGCATTTTAAAAATTTTATTATGATAGGTATATCAATTTGTAGATGCATCAAGAAAAGTGATAGGTACTATTGATCTCGATCCTGCCTCTTTTGTGATGTTTTTCAAGAATTTGGAACTTGTTTAATTTTGTGGAATAAAAGATAAAATATATAAAATGGCAATAAAGAAAAATGATTTTTCGGCAGTTTTAAAAAAATATTCATCAACTGCATCATATAAACCTCAAAGATTTTTTGATTTGGGTGATGCATTTTTAGATGCTACGGGACTTCCAGGACCCGCTATGGGACATATAAATATGTTTCTTGGACATTCAGATACAGGAAAAACAACAGCATTAATTAAAACAGCAATAGATTGTTTAAGAAAAGATATTTTACCGGTTTTTATAGTTACAGAACAAAAATGGGATTTTTCTCATGCAAAATTAATGGGATTAGAATATGAGGAAGAAATAGATTCAACAACCGGAAATATAAGTTATTATGGTAATTTTATTTTTAATAATGATTTTAAATGGATTGAACAAGTTACTGATTTTATTAATGAATTATTAGATATACAAATAAAGGGAGAAATAAATAAAGATATATGTTTTTTCTGGGATTCTGTTGGATCAATACCTTGTAAAATGACATATGATGGTAAGGGTGGGAAGCAACATAATGCCGCGGTCTTAGCCGATAAAATAGGAATGGGATTAAATCAAAGAATTACAGGATCTAGAAGATCAGAAGAAAAGTATACTAATACATTGATTATATGTAATCAACCTTGGGTAGAATTACCAGAAAATATATATGGACAGCCAAAAATTAAGGCTAAAGGTGGTGAAGCCATTTGGTTAAATTCAACCTTGGTTTACTTATTTGGTAATGAAAAAAATGCCGGAATTTATAAAGTTCCAATAACTAAGAATGGAAGAACTATAAAAATAGCGACAATTACAAAAGTTAGTGTGCTTAAAAATCATATAAATGGATTAGGATACGCAGATGGTAAAATTATGATTACTGCACATGATTTTATGAAATGTAGAACAGATGCTGATAAAAAATCTTCATTAGATGAATATAAGAAAAAATATGCTCAATATATTAGTGCTGGATTAGGTGTGTCTGTAGATGAAATAGCCGATGCCGAAATTGGCAAAGAAATCCTAGAAGAATTGTAATAATAAAAATTGGGATATAATGACAACTTTGGTTGTTGATGGTGATAATTTGCTCACTATTGGGTTTTATGGTGTAAAAAATTATTTTTATAAAGGTGAGCATATTGGTGGTATATACCATTTTTTAAATGCACTTCGAATATTGTTTGAAAATTATCATCTTGATAAAATTTGTGTATTTTGGGATGGTGAAGACGGATCATTATTAAGAAAAAAAATATATAGTCGTTATAAAGAAAATAGAAAATCGAGATTAAAGACCGAATCAGAAATTAGTTCATATAATTACCAAAGAAATAGAATAAAACAATATCTTGAAGAAGTATATGTCAGGCAAGGAGAATATATGTATTGTGAAACTGATGATTGTATAGCATATTATGTACAAAATTCTCCAAATGAAAAAAAGATTATATTTTCATCAGATGGTGATTTAACGCAACTTGTTTCTAAAGATACACATTTATATAATCCTTCACACAAAAAACTTTATAAGCCAAAAGATGTTTTTTTGTATAATTATGAAGAATTTCTTATTGAAAATATCAAATTAGTTAAAATGTTGTGTGGTGATCATTCAGATGATATAGCAGGAATACGAAATTTAGGTGTTAAAAAACTTAAGGTTCTTTTTCCTGAAATATTAACACAACCACTTACTCTTGATTACATTAAACATAAAGCCAATTTTCTTTTTGAACAAGATAAAGATAATAAACTTATACAAAACTTATTAACAGGAGTAACAAGGTACGGTGTTTTTGGTGAAGAATTTTATGAAATTAATAATAAAATAGTAAATCTAGAAAATCCAATTTTAACTGAAGAGGCTAAGGAAGATATAATTAAATTGATAAATGAAACATTAGATCCTGAAGGAAGATCATATAAAAATACCATGAAAATGATGATAGATGATGGTATATTTAATGTACTTCCGAAATCAGATGATGCTTGGATAAAATTTTTAAATCCATTTCTTAGATTAACTCGAAAAGAAAAAAATAGACGATATATAAACTTTAAAAAATAATAATTATGCAAAATCAAGAAATCACTAAATTCGAATTTATATTAACGTTAGAAAAAAATATTGTTATACAAAGATTTTTTAACGTAATGAATTATAATCCAGAGTCGAAAAATTCTTTAGATTTATATTATTGTGTAACAAATATATGTGATGAAATTTCAAAAGAATTAAAGACAAAGACAATTGAATATATGTGTGAAAATGAGGACTATTACTTTGATTTATTTGACGAAAATGAATCAATTGAAATTAAAGAAGAGTATTTTTTATTACAAATAAAACATAATGAAGAAGTATTTATTTCTAGAATATTTCCAGCACACATATTTCATCCAAAAGTGAGATATGCGGTAGACATTAGACCTAAAGTAAGAAAAATTTTAGCAGAATTGAGTGATGTACTTTCTGCTAAAAATTTAACCAAAACATATCTAGAATATGAACTAGGATAAATTAAAATTGAAGGAATAGGTAGGTATGAGTGATAAAAATTTTGGCCAATTAGGTATTTCATTTCAACAAGGATTACTAAAAACCATTATAGAAGATAAAAAATTTGCAATAACAATTATTGATGTCATAGATAGTAAATATTTTGATGGTCCATATTTTAGGTATCTCATGACAAATATTAAGGAATTATATGATTTATATAAAGTAATTCCAAATTATGATACATTACAGCAAAAAATACTTGTAGAAAATACTGATAGTGTTAATCTTAAAGTTCATCTGGATACATTAAAATCTATTAAAGAGTATTATTTAGAAGATGATAAATATATTAAAGATACATCACTTAAGTTTTGTAGACAACAGGTTGTTAAAAAGGCTCTAAAAGAATCAGAAGAAATTATTCGTAATGGTGCATTTGAAGAATATGATAGGATTGAAAATATCATAACTAAGGCATTACAAACCGGAATATCAACAGAAGATATAGAAGACATTACTGATAATATTTTAGAATCTTTACAAAAAGAGGCTAGAATACCATATCCAACAGGAATTGATGGTCTTGATGCTCTTCTTAAAGGTGGTATTAGTAAAGGTGAATTAGGTATAGTATTGGCACCAACAGGCATTGGAAAAGAGTTACCAATATCTGAGCCGGTACTTACTCCAAAAGGATGGGTAAAAAATGGTGAGCTAAAAATAGGTGATGAAATTATTGGTTCTGATGGAAAAAAACAATATGTTCTTGGTGTTTATCCACAAGGAGTTAAACCAATATATAAAGTTGAATTCACTGATAAAACATTTGTTAATTGCGGGTTAGATCATCTTTGGGTTGTTAGCACATTGAATAGGAGAGTAAATAATACTAATGATAAAAATCCAAATTATAGTTATAAAATAGTTAGCACATCTGATATGATGTCAGATATTAAGAAGGGCAGCCGATATAATTATAAATTACCTATTGTTAAGCCAATACAATTTGAAAATCATATGGTGCTAATTGATCCTTATCTTCTTGGTATAATATTGAGTAATAAGTGTTTATCATATAGTTCAGACATAAATGTATCGATAAAAGATGATGAAATATTTGAAAATATAAAACATTTAGACGAACAAATATCTTTTAATCAACATTATAAAAGTGATGTTCAAATAACACATAAATTATCGTTAAAATCCATAATAGAAAAATTAAAAATATATAATTTATTAGATAAAATATCGAATAATAAATTTATACCAAAAGAATATATATACAATTCAATTGATGTTAGATTATCAGTATTGCAAGGATTAATGGATATTGATGGTCATATAAATAAAAATGGAACTCTTCAAATTTCCACAATATCAAAAGATTTATCTGAAAATATTCGTGAAATAGTTTTATCATTAGGAGGAATAATAAAAATAAATACTAAAACTCAGAAAAACAGAAAATTATCATATATTTTAACATTTTCATTTGATAATAATATAATACCATTTAGATTATTAAATAAAATTAATAGTTATCGAACAAAGGCTAGATATTTTAAGCAAAAATATGTTAAATCAATAAAATACTCACATGATGAAGAGGCACTATGTATAAAAGTTTCAAATGAAGACCAGCTTTATGTTACTAGAGATTATGTTTTAACTCATAATACAACAATACTAACAAAATTTGCTAATTCGGCATATAATTATGGTGCTACAGTTTTACATGTAGTGTTTGAAGACAATATAAAAGAAATTCGCAAAAAACATTATACGATATGGACGGAAATTTCAAGTGATGATCAATTGTCTAAACAAGATGATGTTATATCATTAGTAGAAAAAATTACAAAAGATCGTAAAAATCGTCTTTTAATATTAAAATTACCACCTTTTGGAGTTTCAATTTCAGATATAAGAAATAGGTTAAGAAAACTAGAATCACAAAATGTAAAAATTGATATGTTGGTATTAGATTACGTTGATTGTATTTCTATGGAAAGAACAATTGAAGGTGAAGAATGGAAAGGTGAGGGCACAATTATGAGAAGTCTGGAAGGTATGGGTGATGAATTTAATATAGCAGTATGGACAGCTACTCAAGGTAATCGTGAGAGTATAAATTCTGATATAGTAACAACGGATCAAATGGGTGGATCAATTAAAAAGGCACAAGTGGGGCATGTTGTTATTTCAATTGCAAAAAGTTTATCTCAAAAAGAAAATAATTTGGCAAATATTACATTACTTAAGAGCCGTATTGGAAAAGATGGAGTAGTATTTCAGAATTGTATATTTGATAATGAATATCTTAAATTTGATACAGAATCACAAAATACGTTATTAGGGCATGAAGAAGAAAGATCTTTATATAGAAAACAACATGCAGCTGATGTTTATAGAGAAAGATTAGAAAGAGAAAGTAAGATAAGAAATGAAATTAAATCTAAAAAAGAAGAACATAAAGACACACAATTAGAAATAGAAGCTGCTATATGCAAGACAATAACAGAAAAAGAAGAAACATTAAATCAACTTCAAAATTTAGAGCAAACTAATCAAAGCATTTCAAATATTAATTTAGAAACTATAGATATAAAAAACGATAATATCATTTTAACATCTAAAAACGCAACTAGCATTAATAGGGCTTCAGAAGTATATAAAATGAGAAAACAAAAAGTTCAAGCATCTAAAAATGCATAATATTATTAAAACAAATAATATATGGAAACAGAAAATTACACAAAATATACTAAAGAAGATGTATATAAATCAACATTAACTTATTTTAATAATGATAAATTAGCAACTGATGTATGGATTAAAAAATATTGTTTAAAGGATAATCAAGATTATTATGAATTAACGCCAGATGATATGCATCGTAGAATAGCTAAAGAACTAGCTAGAATTGAATCAAATTATCCAAATCCTTTAACGGAAGAAGAAATATATGAAACATTAAAAGGATTTAATAGGATTGTACCACAAGGATCTCCAATGTCAGGCATTGGTAATGAATTTCAAGTTGTATCACTCAGTAATTGCTTTGTAATCGGAAATGAAGGCGACTCTGACAGTTATGGCGGAATTTTAAAACTTGATCAAGAAATTGCCCAACTGGAAAAACGTAGGGGTGGAGTGGGTGTTGATTTATCATTTATTCGCCCAGCAGGTAGCCCTGTAAAAAATAGTGCAATAACATCAACGGGAGTTGTTCCATTTATGGAAAGATTTTCGTCAACTACGAAAGAAGTTGCTCAAGATGGAAGACGAGGAGCATTAATGGAAAGTATATCAATACGACATCCAGATTCTGAAAGTTTTATTGATGCGAAATTATCACAAGGAAAAGTAACAGGTGCAAATATTTCTGTTAAACTCCATGACGATTTTATGGAATCGGCAATGAATGGAAAAATGTACAAACAACAATTTCCAATAAAAGGTGAAGCAAAATATACAAAAGAAGTTGATGCACAAAAACTTTGGAAAAAAATTATTCACAACGCATGGAAGTCAGCAGAACCAGGAATATTGTTTTGGGATCATATAATTCGTGAAAGTGTACCTGATTGTTATGATGATTTGGGTTTCGAGACAATATCAACCAACCCGTGCGGTGAAATCCCTCTTTGTGCCGATGATAGCTGTAGATTGCTTGCACTTAATCTATATGGATATGTAGTAAATCCGTTTTATAAAAACAATTCATTTGTCGAAGACGCATATTTTGATTGGGATTTATTTAAAAGTGATGTTATGAAAGCTCAAAGATATATGGATGATATCATAGATCTTGAGCTTGAAAAAATTGATGCAATATTGGAAAAAATAGATTCTGACCCTGAAGATGATTTTCTTAAAATATGTGAGCGTCGCCTATGGGAAAGAATTAAAGAAAAAACACGAATGGGACGAAGAACGGGACTGGGTGTTACTGGTGAAGGTGATATGTTGGCTGCGTTAAACTTAATTTATGGTACTGAAGAAGCAACAAAGTTTAGTGAAATGGTTCATGAAACACTAAAAATGTGTGCCTATGAATCTTCAACGATAATGGCAAAAGAACGCGGTTCTTTCCCAATATATGATTGGAAACGTGAAGAAAATAATCCATTCATTTTAAGAATTAAAGAAAAGAACTCGACTTTATACGAAGCAATGAAAAGAAATGGCCGTAGAAATATTGCTCTTCTTACCATTGCGCCAACGGGCAGTGTTTCTATTATGACTCAGACAACATCAGGTATTGAGCCAGCATTTGAAGTTTTCTACAAACGTAGGCGTAAAATTAATCCACAAGAAAAGGATGTTCGTATTGATTTCGTTGACGATGAGGGTCTGGCATGGACTGAATATCTAGTTTTTCATCACAAGTTTGAAAATTGGCTCGAAATAAATGGATATGATATAGAACATATCAAAACGATGTCAGATGAAGAATTAAATAAAATTATTATGACATCACCATATTATAAAGCAACCGCTAATGATGTGGATTGGGTTAAGAAAGTTGAAATGCAGGGTCGCATACAGAAACATGTTGATCATTCGATTTCGGTGACCGTTAATCTTCCAACTGATATTACAGAAGAATTGGTTGCAAAAGTTTATGAAACAGCGTGGGAAAGTGGATGCAAAGGATGTACAGTATATCGAGACGGTTCACGAAGCGGTGTTTTAATAACAGCAGAAAAGAAAGATAATACGCAAGGTGAAATACATGTGCCAAAACGACCTAAAAGATTGAAAGCTGATGTGCATCGTTTTCAGAATAATCTTGAAAAGTGGATTGCCGTTGTGGGTTTACGAGACAATAGACCTTATGAAATTTTTACAGGTAAACTTGAAAATGGGCTTGCATATTTACCAAGTTCAATTAAAGAATGTGATGTCGTTAAAAACACTTTTGAAATAGAAGAATATGATAGTAATAATAAACTTATAAAAGTCCGAAAAAAACGATATGATATTGAATATGTGGATAGTAATGGTGATAGACAAGTTCATACTGGTTTAAATCAGGCATTTAATCCTGAATTTTGGAATTATGCTAAACTTGTGTCGGGTGTTTTAAGACAACGCATGCCGTTGACTTATGTGTATCATTTAGTTAATTCATTAAGTTTTAGAGAAGATCATATAAATACATGGAAAAATGGTGTTGCTCGTGTTATTAAAAAATACATTAAGGACGGTGAAAAAGGTAAAGGTACATGTCCTGAATGTGGTGGTGAACATTTAGAATTTAAAGAGGGGTGCTTAACTTGCATGTCTTGTGGTAATTCTAAATGCGGTTAAATGTTGATAAATATTTTGTTTTTTAATTTTTTTTTAGTATATTATATTAATTAAATTATAATAAAATGGCAATTCATATTTTAATTTTTTTATTACTATACTGTATTGGCGTATATATTTATACAATTATAGTTAAAAATAGTGCAATATATAAATTTAGTCCATTTACAAATGTAAAAGAAATAGCTAAAGATGGGGCTATTAGATTGGCTATTGGATTAATTATAGTGGTGGTAATATATTTTATAATTACAGGCATAATAACATTAATCTAAAACATTTGTTTAAAAACATTCCTCTTGTTCATTTTGCTGAACATACCTTCTTCGCTCCTCCCTTTCCTCCTCGTATCGTTCTAATTCCTCCCATTCTTGTCTTCTACGCTCTTCCCGATCGGCTTGGCGATAACCGTCAAGATATGCTTGGTCAACATCTTCATCAGAATACCAGTCGCGAGAATAATCGCGTCTTCTTCCACGTTTCCTGTCGTTATAACCGTCATTCCACGCTTCTTCTTCTTGCCAAGTAAAATATTTCATGATTTCTAAGTGTGAACTACCTATTTATAATTTGTCAATTTTTACAGTGCAAATATACATATAATTATTTACAAAAACAAGAACATTTTTGTAAAACGAAATATTTTTTGTAGATTTTTATGAACGGTTTTACGGCACTTCATTTATAAAATTGAATCACAATAAGTAATTATTGCGATTTTTTTATTCTATAATATTTATACAATATATCTATTATATAAGAAATGAGTATAACATATGGTATAGATTATCCATTTAGGGATAGTGCAATTGGAAATTATTTAAGAATGACTGCAACACCCGAAAGAGAAGTAAGAGCTGATCTTATACATTTATTATTATGTAGAAAGGGTAGTAGATATTTTTTACCAGATTTTGGAACTAGATTATATGAATATATTTTTGAAATGAATGATGCAGTTTCACATAATCATATAGAAGATGAAATACGAGAAGGCGTAAGAAAATATATTCCAAATTTGGATATAAATTCTATAGAAATAATGTCGGCAGAAAACGATCCTGAAACTCCTCCAACACCTAGTGAAGAAGAAGATTCAAGATTATTTAGAATTGGTGATGGAACAACAAAACCATATACAGCACGAGTTAAATTAAGCTATACAGTTAATAATGGAACATTTTCAACTTCAGATTTTGTAATTATAAACATATAATGGAAAAAAATAAAATATATGTCAAAAAAAATTTCATATGCAGTAAGAGATTTTGCTAGTTTAAGAGAAGAACTGGTAAAATTAACTAAACAATATTATCCAGATTTAATATCTAATTTTAATGACGCATCAATTTATTCGGTTTTACTGGATATAAATGCTGCTATTGCCGATAATTTACATTTTCATATTGATAGAGTATGGCAAGAAACAATGTTAGATTTTGCTCAACAGAGACAGTCTTTATTTCATATTGCAAAAACATATGGACTTAGATTACCAGGATATAGGCCATCTGTTGCTTTATGCGATTTTAGTATAAATGTTCCTGTCAGGGGAGATAAAGATGATGAGAGATATGAAGGTATATTAAGAGCGGGTTCTCAAGTATCGGGCGGCGGACAAATTTTTGAAACTGTAGAAGATATTGATTTTTCTAGTCCATTTAATAGTAGAGGAGATTCAAATAGATTAAAAATACCAAATTTTGATGCAAATAATAAATTAATATCATATACTATAACGAAAAGAGAACCCGTAGTTAGTGGAGTATCAAGAATATATAGAAAAGTTATTAATGAATTAGATCAAAAACCGTTTTTGAAAATTTATTTACCTGAAAGAAATGTCTTAGGAGTAACGTCAGTTATACATAAAGAAGGAACTAGTTATGGTTCAAATCCAACATCTGATGAATTTAGATCTACGATTAATAAATGGTATGAAGTAAAAACATTAATGGATGATAAAGTTTTTATTGAGGATCCAACAGCCGCATCAGATAGTCATAATTTTAAAGCAGGAAATTGGGTGAGTGTAACTAAAAAATTTGTAACTGAATATACACCAGAAGGCTATTTTTCATTAACATTTGGTTCAGGTAATATAAATCTGATGGAAAATATTGATAATTACATGAATGGTAATATGCAAGTTAATTTGACATCGTATTTGAATAATATAGCTTTAGGTGAAATTCTTAAAACAAATACCACATTATTTATTAAATATCGTATTGGTGGCGGCAAAGATTCAAATATTGGTATAAATGTTATATCAACAATGGATGCTTACGAATATGTTGTAAATGGACCCAATTCAAGTATAAATTCTCAAGTATCACAATCAATACGAGTAACAAATGTAACTCCAGCTGTTGGCGGTGCAGATATACCTACGATTGAAGAAATTAGAAATATGATAGCATATAATTTTTCGGCCCAAAACAGAGCTGTAACACTTAATGATTATAAATCTATAATTGAAACTATGCCGGCAGCATATGGCGCGCCAGCGAAAGTTAATGTAATGGAAGAAGATAATAAAGTTAAAATTAAACTTTTATCTTATGATGAAAATGGTGCATTAATAGATACTGTTTCGAATACATTAAAAAATAATGTTTTGAATTATCTTTCCAATTATAGAATGTTAAATGATTATATAGATATTCAAAGTGGGGAAGTTATCGATTTAGGTTTGGAAGTTGATTTAGTAATTAATAAGAACGATAATCAAGTTGATGTAGTTAGATCTGTTATTCAAAAAATTATAGATTTTTTCGCTATTAGTAAAAGAAAAATGGGAGAACCATTATTGGTTGGTGATTTGAGTAGAGAGATAGGTAATGTTATTGGTGTTATTAATGTAGTCGATATTCGAGTTTTTAATAAAATAGGCGGTAGTTACTCATCTTCGGAAGTCGCACAGTCATATGTGGATGATTTTACAAAAGAAATCAGACAATCTGATAATACAATTTATATGAAGTCAAATCAGATTTTTCAAATAAGATTTCCAAATTCGGATATAAAAATTCGCACAAAAAATCTTACTTCAGCTACATATTAACATTCTTTTTACTTATCTTAATAAGTATATAGATATAAAACCGTAAATGGGGTTATGAGAGATAAATTAAGCTTAGATAATGCAGAAGCATAGGATTTATACAAATATTGGGCGAGATCAAAAAATTAATGTTGAAATACAACAGAGCTGGGATTTAATGGAAATCCTTTCATTAAAATTTACTCAAAAGGATATATTTTCATCTGGAAGGTGTTCTGAATATGGCGTGGTGGTTGGGCGTATATCTGCTAATGAAGGATATGGTATTCCCAATGCTCGTGTTTCAATTTTTATTCCCGAAGATGATCTTGATGAAGATGATCCGGTCATTCATGCATTATATCCATATAAAACTGTTACAGATAGAAATGAAGATAACTATAGATATAACCTTTTACCTAGTAGACAACAGCATGGTGGACATAATCCAACAGGAACATTTTTTGACCAGAAAGATATTTTAACAAGAGAGGAAGTTCTTGAAGTTTTTGAAAAATATTATACATATACTGTTAAAACTAACAATGCTGGCGATTTTATGATATGGGGTGTACCAATTGGTCAACAAACCATACATATCGATATTGATTTGTCTGATATAGGATGTTATTCGTTAAGACCAAACGATTTTCTTAATAAAGGATATGGTGTTGATCAATTTGAATCATTTTTTAAATTTAAGTCAAGTAGTGACATTGATTCATTGCCACAAATAGTATCATTTGATAAAACAATAGAAGTATTTCCATTTTGGGGAAACGAAGAACTTTGTGAAATTGGAATTACAAGAACAGATTTTGATTTATCTGAAAGAAATATTAAAATTGAACCGGTTGCTATTATTCTATTATCTTCTATAACAGATGATAATAGTCATTCTATTAAAAAGAATGGCGTAATTAGAAGAAATAGTGGATATAAATGTAATTTACAAACATCTGAAGGGAAAATTGAATGTGTTCGATTTACAGGAAAATCAGTTTTAGGTTCTGATGGCGTTACAGAATACCCCGAATTAGAATATTATAATCCAAATGAAACTATTAATGAAGATGGAGTGGCGATGATTGCTTTTCCTATGAATATAGATTATATTTTTACAAATGAACTAGGAGAACAAGAAGTAACTAATGAACATAATAAAGGAATACCAACTAGTGCAATTGCTAGATTTAGGTTTAGTTTAGAGTTCCAGTCAAATAAAATTGCCACCGCAAAATATCTTGTACCTAATCTTAGAGAATTTAATCCGAATATATATGGATCATATGGTGGTGCATCAGATCAACCATTACGTTACGGACTTGAATATAGTGAAGGAATGCTCACTACATATCAATTTTCGGATGTTTTTGAAGATTATATTAGAATAACGCCACCTAGTGATCAAGTTGAATTTAGTTCATTATATTATGGCGAAGACGCAAAAGAATATAAAAAGAATTTAATATTAAATGGCGTATCACCTCAAGATTATTTTTATAGATTCGTTTATGGTAAAGTTTATACTGTATCGTCATTTCAAGGAACCCATGTTGAATCACCATCTAGTAAATTAATAGGTGTTATTGGAAATATACTTACTGGAGGACCGTTGGGTGGGGCAATTGCAAGAAAATTGTCCCAAGTTAGAGATTCATTTTTAGGTATTAAAGAAATTAGACCAAATATTGAATCAGATTGTGCATCAAGTACTAATTATTTTCCAACGAATTTTGCTTTTAAAAATAGAGTTAAATTTAATATTATATTATCACATGTGTTATTATTTCTTCAATATATTTTTACTGTTGTATTAATAAGAGGTGTTGAAATAATTGGCCATATAATATTTGAAATTGGACGTGATTTACAAGGTATTAAAATATTACGAAGAATTGGACAAAAATTTGAAGATTTTACATATAGATTGCAAGAGAGATTTGTTAAAGAACTTCCATTAACAATATATCCTGATTGTGATGAATGTACATCAGATGATGAATCATATACAACTGCAGGAATAAATATTGATGACTATTGTAGATGTTGTGAAATTGCGTTACATATTGGTGTAATAGATCCATATGGTATTGGACCCATGTATGTACGTCTTTGGATTGACGATAGTGAATCTGGCGGTGGCGGTCTTTTTTCTGGTAATTATACATATTCAACGGCACCGGGATCATCATTATTAAATTTTATGTATCCTGGTGAATCAGCAAGAGAAAGTGATGATAATTGTGAAGATGTGCCACCAATTTCGTATAATACACTTGATACCTTACATCTACCTACTAATATATTACCTAATGGTACGCCAAGATTTGTTGCTGAGGTATTTTTTTCTGGTACTACGCAAGGTTTTGATTCTTTCACACAATTTATACAAGATGTGCCGGATTATAGTTTTTATTTTCAACGCAATGGCACAAGATATGAAATGTTTATCAGTTTTAATTTATGGTTAGAATTAACTGGCGTAAATTTAAGAGTTCCTGAAGAATTATCATTAATATATGATGAAGCAAATCCAAATAAAATGGTTGTTATGAGGTTATATGATACATATATTAATGACGAATCGGATTCAACAAGTGAACTTCCTGTAATTGAAACAGGATGTGAAAAATATGATAAATTATATAATGAGAGTATAACAAGATCTTATATTTGGTCAAGAACACCATCATTTGATTATAATAGAAGAACACCACTTGATCCGCAGATAGGTGAATATATAGATGATGGTGTTC